GTGGACAAGTTGTGAATACTCTTTCTTCATTGTATCAAACGCATCTTTGGAGATTTGGTCTTGGGGTCTGCGTGAGTGACGAGCCAAAAAGAGTGTAGTCTTCAATTCCGCTATGCGGTCTTTCATCTGTTTAATAGTCATAGGTGATTCAGATTAACACCACTTACGGGTGTCAATTGATGTCTTAAAAAGTCGTTGATTTTCTAGGATTTTTCAGGGAGTTCATAGATTGACAATGTGAAAGAGGGATTCACATAGTCTGCCCAATACTTTCCGATTTGTAGTTCAACAATTTGTTTATCATCTACAAATACTATTTCATTGATGCCATCTAGTATGGACTTGGCTAGATTATCGACATCCGGAGTCTGAATATGCTGTTTAGTTTTATTAGTCTTAGGTCTCTTAATGTAGATATTGAGCATTACCCTGATGGCTTTCTCGGTGGGTTTCTTTTTACCCATAGACTTTTTAGCCCAATCCGATACAAGTTTCTCAAAGTCTCTTGTGGGTTTAGGCGTATAAGCACCGCCCCATTTAGAAAATCGTGGTCTGCCCTTAGCCTTGACTTCACACTCCATTACGCCAACAAAGAAAGCCATTACACAATCCCTTCAGGGTAGACATATGCAAAATTAGTAGGTAAGTATCGGTTGTTCTGATAGATGCTTTGTGGAATAAACAACAAGTTAGAATATAAATCCTTACGCTTGAACACTAGAGCAAACTTTTCTTCGGTGCTGAGTAAGTTCACTCGGTAGAGATCGACTTCGTGAGTGAGTTGATGCCTTTTTTTGTCTAAAAGATTAACTCGTTCATCACTCTTCCCATACTCTTTAGCCCTAATCCATCGCAAGGTTTCTAGGTCGTCAATGACTGACAGATATTGGCTTAACTGCTTGGCTCTTTGGGGTAGCACCCATACGCAATTATCAAACTTTTCAATGCCTAGTTCCCACACCTCATTGAAATATTCCACGCTACCATCGGGCTTGACTTCTTCGTAGCCGTGTCGGTGAACACACTTCTCGCATACCCAAATGCCCAAATGAAAGTCTTTGGTGCAATTAAGCGACTTCCACTTGCGGTCAGGGTGATGTCGGTATCCCTGACAATCATCGCAAATCCAATTCGCTTGGTTCATAAGTATTCCTCTGCCTTCGGTCTTGTCAAAGTCAGAGTAATAATCCGTTGTGTCGGCTCGTTTGAGTCGTTCTTGTTGGTTGTGCCACTCTATATCGGCTAGTTCTCTAATGTCCAGTTCGGGGTTGTAGGTTTTCATTCGTCTTCTCCTTTGAGAACTTTAGGTTTATCATATTGTGCCTTGATGTAATGGTTAATTCCTATCTTTATGTCCTCAAGGGAGGCAAGAAACTCGTGTGCCTTATAGACGCTATCAAAAAAAACGGCACACCCTTTTCTTTCTGATACAAAAGAAACCCCACTAACTTGCTTTCGGTCTGGGGAAAGAACGCTAACTCTGGTTGCCCCTATTTGACAAACTTGATACCACTTTTCTTCTTGGCTCATTTATCTTCTCCCTTGAGATAGGTTGTTATGGAATTGATAATACTATACCTACCCCTGATGTAGCCAACCAAATATGACATCACGCTGGGGTGGTTCTTTAGTGCGTGTTGATCTAAGCCTAGTTTTTGTGCGACTTGCGTAGTCTCATCTCTAGCCTCGGCCATTTCTTTCTGTAGGTTTTCATAATCCTTAACTAGATTCTTAATCTTATTCGTATCTTTAATTAATTCTTCCATCTTAGAAGAGTTCATAATTCCCCTTTATCTGCTTAATACCGCTTGGTCTTTCAAGTGTATCCTTTTCGGTTTCTTCTCGCAATCTCTCATTGAAGAAGGGCGAGATTCTGTATGCATATCTTTCTTCTGCCACATAACATTCCCACGCACCACAAGTCTGCCTAGGAGTAACATATCCTATTGCATCAGGTTTGTTTTCGGGTTGGTTATATGGTGTATCGCTTTCTCTGTTATTGCGATTCACTATGGTTTCGTATCCATAAAAAGTTTCCCTACACATAGGGCAACATATCGGCCTAGTTCTTGAATGTTTGCCGACTGCCACATAGTTTGGTTGTCTAAATAGGTCTTTGGGTGTCATTTAGCATCTCCTTTGCTTTGCGAATGTAATCAAGAATAAGAATATCCCTATCGTTTCTAGGGGTAATATTTAAAAACACGGACATCATAGGCATCGCTACCTTATACGATCTTTGTGATTCTTCTATCTTATCTTTTGTGTATAACTCGATAGCGTTTACCAATATATTTGTGTCTATGTTGCCACTTTCAAACTTAACCTCTTTTAATATGTGCTTCCATCGTTGATAGGCCGTTTCTTTGCTACCATTGTTCAATGGAAGATAAACATCTTCTCTCCTAAGACCAATGTTGGTTGCCATTGCTCTTAGTTTTGATATGGTCTTGGCGTATAACTTCCAAGAGTAATCAAATTCCGGTGTATAACTTTCTAATAGTATGGTCACTTGACCTCCAAATTGTAGGTGAGTAGGGCAGAGTCGTAGGGACACCCCTCGTCTGCCCTTCTCTGCGTTTTAACTAAAAAGGAATATCATCTTTCTTTGCGGGTTCGGGTTTCGATGTCTCCAATTGTGCCAAAGCCATCTTATATTCCGGAGATTGTGCTATCTTCTCCTGATAGTATTTTGGTAGTGCATTAAAGATATCCAAATCAAAACGACCTAGATCGAAAAAGACTTGTGGGTTGTGCGGATCGGCTACCTTTGTCCCCTTGAGTATCTTGCCTACGCTATTGATATAAGCACTTACACCGCCATCTTTACGAGGCTTGTGAATAATATCAACAAGACCGACTGCGCCCATAATCGACTTAAGGTCAAAGTCTTTAAACACATCGGGCAAGTTTTTACCGGACAAGTTTGATACTACTGGTCTGAGTTTTGATTTCAAACCTAGCGATGCCGTGTAAGTTCCCGAAATAATCTTGGGTTTACCATCGCTAGTCAATTGATCAGGTATTTCAAACCAAAGCGATAGTTCAGGTCTGAGTTTGGTTTCGCCCTGATAGGTGGATTGTTGTGTGCCTAGATCGTAAATTCTAAAGACACGAGCAACACAAACCCCCTCATCGGGAATTTCAAAAGGTTTGTTGTTGGTATTGCTACTAGAAAAAGTAAGTGGCATAACGCCTCCTATAAAAAGTGTGAGTTTGATACCTCACGGGTTGAACATTTAGTTTACTACGATATCTGAACCTTTGGCACGACATAGTTAAACCAAAAGTCTTTGCACTTCTGAATCATAACTTGTTCTTGCTCTGCGTTCCTATTGATTCTTATTTGGTCATACTCGCTACCATTTTTAAGAACTGCAACATCGCCAAATGGCAAATCAAGAAGTAATAGATACCAATAGACCTGATACATATAATCGATAGGGACATTCCCATTAAGCCAAAGTTTTTCCGTTGCCTTGTTCATTATCCTTGTTGTTTTTATCTCAAGTAGCCAAAGATGTTTTCCGTTGTCATCTACGACCACGCCATCCGGAGTGCCGATAATCCAAGGTTCGGTTTTGTGCCTCATAAATCCAACTTCGGCTACCGATACACCATTGGTTTCAGCGTAGTAATCACGAATGAGTGGCTCAAGGCGTTTGCCCCAAGCCATTCTTTCGTTTTCCACAACTGGATGTCCGTAGCCGAGTTTGTCATACCATACATCCTTGGCGGTTTTGTATTTTGACAAGCCCATCACAGCCGATATGTCCGTTCCGGTCAAACCAGTCTTTCTCCGTTCTAGCCATTCTTCGTGGTTCATTAAACCACTTCGGCATTTTGTATTTTGCCCCTTCGTTCTTCTCTGAATTTGTGGAAGTCGAATTGGTCAATCGTTTGTGAGTAGCCTATATCGTATTGAAAAAGGCGTATGACGGCAGATACTTCGCTATCCGAATAAACCGGATCGCTAACTGGTCGCATAGAACCATCCTCAAATCGATAGAACATTTGAGCAGAATGATTGTTGGGAGAACAATCAAAGTCAAAATGTGTTATGATGACCACATTTTTGTTGTTTGTGCCATCCGAATCCGTGAAGTTTTCGTGATGATGAAAGTTTGTTTTTTTGCTCATATGAGCCTCCTAAAAAATTATGGTGGAAAATAATATGCCAAGCACGATGCCAAGCACAAAATAGTAGATAGGTTTCTCTGTGTATATATATTTAAATCTAGAGTAATCGTTCATCGGTTTCTCTCCCCATCCTTCATCTCGATTATCAGGAGGATAAACTTGTAAGACAACCAAAAGATTAAACCACACAAGGCTAGAGTTAGTAATAGTTTCATATCTTGTCCTCTCCCTGAAAGCCTTCACCCTCGAAAGGCTCTAGTCTTTCTTGTTGATCGGCAACGGCCTTAGCCCACTCGAACTGCGAAACATAGTCCGGCTTATCAAGAATAGCCCTTTTGAGCATCACACTTGCGTTTTCTAATTCTCGTGCAAGATTGTGAGCCTCACCTTCGTTTGCCAAAAGTATTACGAAAGAAAAATTTTCGCCTCGTAGCGATACATAACCGCCAAAGTTTTTTTCTTCGTTTCTAACCACACTTATTTTTGTCACACTATCCTCCTATGCCCTCTTGGGCTATTAAAGATTATAGAACAATTTCCTAAAAGCAATAACATCTTCTATTGGCTGATCGTAATCACCATAGTCAAACACTTGTAAACACTTGATACACTTGACTTTAACTAGCCTAGCGTCCCAAGTCTTACCTACGCTTGTCTGATTTTCTTTGACATACAATCTGCGTAGCGATCCTTTGAATCCGCATCCTCTACAAGTTAGAGAAGGCAACATAAACTTACTTGGCAACATCATCGCCCCTTTTGAGAAAGCGTAGCCAATTAGTAAATTCACGGACTTCGGTGAATGGCAAGGAATCCGCATCGATACCTTTCGATTTAAAGTAATTATCCAATTCTTTTTCTACTTGCACGAATCCCCCTATCGTAATATACAACAAGTTTGTGATAAGCATCCAATTGGTCGTAGTCCCAATTGTGAATCGAGGCCGGAATGGGTAGTTTCGACTTTTTCAAAAGCCTAAAGATCGCTTGTTTAATTTCTATTCCGTTCATTTAGCCACTCCGATCATTTGTCTGTTTTCGATCTCAATCTGCGTATTTAATTTTCGCACAAAGACTATGGCGTGACACAATAGAATCAGCGTTATAAAGCAACATAAAACTATCAACACATCTTGAATTGCCTTGATATGTTTCACAATACCTCCTTGATTTCGCTTATTTCACTAGGGCTAAGTTCAATACCAAAGTCATCATAGAATTGTTTAATTACCTTATCTATGTAATGTTGTTTGCTTTCTGCATACTCTTTATTTCCTGCCCACTCTATTTTGATTACGCTTGTATAAGTTTTCATTAGTTCTCCTTTAGACTTCAAAATCAATAAAGTTAAGAGTGATTGAGGGGTCATCTTCCCATTGGGAGATAATCTCAAGGAAATCTGAATGAGTCATTTCTTTTTCTGAACTTTCGTCTTGTAATTTATTAAGGTTTTTATACCACAAGGAAATTGACTCTGGGTCTCTTGTGTCTAAGACAAAGTCTCTTTCTTTCTCAAGGCATTGGATAGTCAATAGCCTTGCCTTTCGTTTGGATAAAGACTCAAACTGCTTAATGCTATGTTCAAAAGTGTATTTTTTCATTGGCTCACCTTCTTGGGTTGAATGTTATATTCTTTGCAGAACTCTTCATCTTCAAAGTTTTCCTCAAAGTAAAATTGGTCGAAAAATTGCGAAAAACAAAGGTCGTTTCGTAACGGAGAATTGTCTTTATAGATTTTTTCCAATCTTTGCTCAAAAGCATCTTTGGATACAGAATCGTTATATGTATCTTTGTATATTTTTAAGCAATCCTTTTGAACGCCAGTAATCGATAAGTTACTATCTCCACTTTCAGAATCAAAAGTTCCGGCAAGGCCTAACCCTTGCTCGTAATAGTTGGCGTGAACATCGACTGCCGGATAATCCTTTGTAAACTTTTCATAAAACTTAATAGGGGGACACCAAGGCGTATTAAACGATAACCATAAGAAGTCTTCGTCTTTGTCTTCAATAATGATTTCGCTAACGTCCCACTTGGTTCCCCAATTGTTACATCTCCAATCGTACCAATTGTCAGAGCCATATTTTTCTATAAGCGTTTGATTTCGTTCGGGACTTGGTGACGTAGTCAGTTCTAGTTCTTTCGGCATTGGATAAAAGAACTCGAATAAACCAACGTCCATTTTGCCCGATTGTTGATATTCGTCGTACCAGTTTTTAATTCGTTTGATGACTTCCTCATCACCCGAAAAGGTTAAATTATTTTCACACCAATTTGGCATATTATTGCCCCCTTTCTGTTGTTAAAATAAGGTGCAAGATTAAAGTTTGTAAAAAGTTCATAAAAAACTCCTATGGGCTTAAGCCCTGAAAATGTGCTTATCGATGGTTAAGCACTCACCATAAATGTTTTTAACTCCGCCTCGCCTTCGTGCCTTGCTTCTTCTTCGCTTTCAAAACCTCCACAATTAGCAATGCACTCAAACTCAAGCGTTTCAGTATTTAGTTCTAAAATCTTGTAAGAATAAAACTCACCTATTAAGTATCGGTCATACCCTCTAACCTCAGCGTCTAGCAATTCTTGGGTTTGTTCATCACTCAATTTATTTTTTTGTTTAGTTTCCTGAGTTATATAAACAAAACCTACTTGCCCACTATCCCATCGGCAAGAAAAGGGGCTTGTGCTAATCGTTATGCCAGAATGGTCATAAAGGTATAGGGGCTTAATTAAAACAGCATTTTCTTCCTTTAGAATTGCCTCTTTCAGTTCTTGCCACGATGAATAATCGCTTTGGCGGTAGTTATGCTTATCGCCTAGTTCATAGCGATTATGAAAACAAACCATTTTGGTGAGTGGCTCTCCCCATTTTCTTGGGTTATCCGGACATTCGTCATACTCGACTTGCAACTTGTATTTATTCATTTTTTCTCCTATGGGGTAATCCCCTGATAAGCCTATCTTGGGCTAGGCTTTTGGCCTTGTCAAGTTATTTTTTATTTTTCTTGTCTCGTTTGAGTTTCGCTAGTGCTTTAGCCTCTCGCCACTCTAATTCCGTTAGCAGGGCTTGGCTCTCGATATAATAGGTCGTGCGTTTCCCTAGGTATCGTAGGCCGATGAGATTATTGGGAGTTAATTCGATCACGATAGGTCGTTGTTTTCCGTAGCGACCTCTCTCGGGAAACGAATCTAAAGTTTGTCGCTTGATCACCTTAATTAATTTTGTTGTCATAAATGACACCTCCTCTGCTCACCTGAGCATAAAACAATATAACACAATGTTTCGGAATTGTCAAGATAGAAAAAAAAACGAAAATGGGGGAGGCGATAACCTTGTTAGAATTACCCAACCGCCTCCCCTTTTTTCTATTGTTTATTTAAAATATATTCTAGAGCATAACAAACGACAAAGCCTAGCACGAATGATAGGACAAGGCTTAGGGTAATGATAGCCCCGAACATTTCATAAGTGCTTCCGATGGCCCATCCGGTGGCGAGAAAAACCATCGATGAGAGAATTAGTTTTTTTGTAATGTTAGGCATTTTGCCTCCCTTAGTTTAAAACCTCTTATCAGGGCGAGGCTTTTTTGCCCTTGGTTAAAATGTCGCATTCCTATAAAACGAAACCGGATTTGTCTTGTTTGGCTTTGCCTTTGGCTCTTAAACCGATGATGACCCCTTGGGGATCATCAAACCTTATGTCGTTTTCCTCACCGCTGATCACCTTAAAACCTTCCCACTCTTGAGGCATTGTCTTGAAAACAATCGCCACATTAATTCCGTTATTCATAATCGTTTTTATATCTTGGAGGGTATCGGTTTCCTTCCGTGAGTAAGTTAGGTGATAATTTTTGAATCGTGACGATCTAGTTTTAAATTTCGTGTAATCATAAAATTGAATATCGGGAAAAATTTCAATAAGCGACTTCCCATCTATTTTTATGTTTTGCCAATCGATGTCGCTTGTGCCGTTTAACCGAACGCAAGGCGTTAAACCTAATCGCTTTGCTTGTATTTTCAGAATTTCAATATCCATAATGAGATCACCTAGAAAGTTTTCACGATCATTAAAGAATTTTAATGTCCTATTCACTCTCGCCCTCTTAACATTAGAAAACGCTCCACGCCCTGCGGTGTATAAACAAGATGCTTTGCAACCTTCAGAGGCTTGGGGGCATACCTGATAGCCTGATTCATTCGCTGGTGCTAAATACAAAATTCCGGTTAGATAACCTGAGCCTAGCCCCTTCCTAGTTTTCGCATCCTGATTCACGGATAGCAAGTTGAACTTATTCATCTGATGATCTCCTTTTCGGGCTTATGCCCTATCCATAAGACTAACCCAAGCCCTTCAAATGTCAACCGCCTCGATCTCTCTACTGATCACCTGCTGATCACCTGCTGATCACCTGCACGATGCCGGATAAAATACAATAAGCCCAATTATTTCAATCTTTAGATGTTTTTAATTTTCCAATTTGTTTTTATTTTTATAATGAATTAAAAAAACCTTGCTTTTAAATTGTTTTATGCTGTATTCTTAATTCGAGGGCATTTCGCCCCTATAAGGAGGCCACACTATGGCTATCATTTTCTCAACCCCAATATCTTCTGCCGTTAAAACCGATGTTTTAACAACTGAGGCGAAGGCCGTTATCAACCCTTCCTTAATCGGAACTGATCTTGCTTGGAGCGTCTCGAAAGAGAAACTTAAAACTGAATCAGGCATCGAGGTAGAGCAAATTGCTATCGTGCGTGACGATACTAGAAAAGTCCTAGGTGTTCACTCTCAAAGATACACCCCGTTTCAGAATTCGGAGATGTATGAATTGCTAGAAAACATTTCAGGAAAGACGGGACTGACGATCCACGGAGGCTCTTATTTCGGTGACGGAGAAAAGGTCTATCTGCAACTCAAAAGTGATTCCCTAACGCTTGGAAATGACAAAGTCCAAGGCTTTCTAACTTGCTGTAATTCTTTTGACGGATCGACCGCCTTGCGGTTCGGTAATTCTAATGTCACGATATCGTGTCAAAATACCTTTTTTATGGCGTTGAAAGAGGTAGAACACGGTGTCCGTCATACCTCCGGTATGTTTACCAAGATTGACGACATATTAAGGGAGATTGACAAGATGCGGTTAGATGAAATTGCTAATTTTAGAACCATCGAGAAACTAGCGTCCGAACCCTTCAGCACCTCAGCACACCTTCCGGCCATACTTAACCGCTTGTTTGATATCGACTCTCAGGCAGTCATGATGAACGCCAAGTTCAACGATGAGGACACCTTGTCCACTCGAAAGAAAAACCTAATCCAAGCCTTCGATGAGTCGTTAACTAGCGAGATGGCCGAGAAGGGTCACACGCTTTGGGGTGCGTTTTCAGGCGTGACTCACTTTACTACTCACAAGGTGAGCAAAACCAAGGACACTACCGAATCTAAATTGTTCGGTGCTTGGGGAGACAAGGAGAGGGCTATTTATCGGTCGTTAGCACTAAAGGTAGCATAAGGCTAAAGCATAGCCCCCAAAGATTAGCCCCCCCTTGGGGGCTTTTCTTTTGTCCTAAGCGGTTTTATGCCCCCCCTCTGTATCGCCTCTGGCTTACCCCCCCTCAATCTCAGAGCTGCAAAATACCCCCCCTGATATAGGCAAAAAAAACCCCCCTTTCGGGGGGTTAGTTTTTAGGGATAGGCTCTTTATTATTCCTCCTCCATCGATTCATCCTTGATCGATTGTCCGGCTAACCTCAGGGTTTCGCCTATGTTAAATGCGACCAATCGGCTTTCCTTACGACCTGAACCGATGTTATCCATCTTCTCCAACATGCTTCCTATTTTTTCTACGATCATATTCACTCTGTTTTCAAGATCGCCTATTCTCTCGTTGATGTCCTCATAATCCGCATCCACTAGATAATGTTCTAGCCTTTCGTTTAGTTTCTCGTCTATCTTGGTCTCAATGTCATCGAGCGTTAATGATTCGGCCTCTAGATCAGTCAAGCGATCCTGAATTTCCCCAAGCGTTTCATTGGTTGATTGCTCGAATTCTTCAAAAATATCCGAAAGCACATAGTCAGAAAGTGCATCTTGAATAAGATCGTTCGCATCATCAGTAGTTATTAAGTCTCTTTTGTATATCTCATTATCGATAGCACTTTTCATTTCGTCGTGATCGACCAATAGAAGCCGGTTTTTAATTTCCTCTGACGCTTCGTCCGATAACTCGAATTTATCTAGCATCGTCTTTACCTCACGATAAACGATAGGCCAAATTAACGCCTGAATTTTGATATCTACCCAAGAACGCAAGGATCGGTTGATCTTACGGATGGTGTTTAATATTGCCTTGGTCATATGACCTCCAATAGGGCAGGATTGCCCTTTCTCATTATAGCCTTAGCGTCAAGATAAAACAAGATGGCAATTATATGGTAGATCAGGGGGCTATTCCCTCCCTACCCCTAGTCCCTCTCAGGTAGCATCCGGAAGGGTTGACACTAGGAAAGGATAAGGCTTCCCCCTAGGGATACTGAATACAGCATAGGGGGGTATATGGGACTGTAGCGTCTGTGATTATCTTTTAAACCCCCCCATCTCTTTTTTACGAGCATTTTAGGGTAGGTAAATTGACAGTAAATATTGCAATGATTGGGGTTAGCCTACATAGATAGTGTCAAGCGGCCTAACTAACACCCTGAGTTATAGTGTGTATAATCTCGCCTTCTTACGGGCAAGATTACTACAACACCCATCATTATGAGTGTGCAATTGCTACCCAACTAAAACGGCCTCTGGTTGTTCGGTTGGCCTCATTGGTATCTCATACAACGCTGGACTTAAGGACTTAGCAATGCGCCCTTAAGTTTGTGGTTACTATAACCTTTCTTTCTTCAGATTTATCTAATATCTCGTCTTGACAGACTTACCCCTATACTGCTCGTGGAGTCGTAACTCCTTCTCGGCACTCTTTACAATTGGGGTATACCCCTGAGCCTATCGACCCTGTAAAGCGAAGACCCCAAGAATGGCGACCGTAGTCGGATATGTCCATTCTCAGCATCCCAAGTAATCTTTTCAGAACGAAGCCTATTTGGTACTTGGTGGAATTCTGTTGTAAGAACCAGACCCAAGATCAGCATACCATAAAATTTTTTGAAAAAAAGATAAAAATAATGCTTGACAATAGGTATTATTAGGTAAATGCTCTATTAGTAACACTTAAGGAGAAATAATCTATGAAAATATTTTTTACGGATGATGCCTTCCAAAAAGAAGTGGATGTGCGGCTGATGTTTCTAAAAGAAGAGATTACTAAACTTAATAAGATCATTGATGATTTAGTTGAACAACTGACAGCGGTTGAGCATAAAAAAGCCAGCAACTACATCAAGAACAAAGTAACCAAAAAGAAAACGAATAAAAAGAGAAAATAATGACGGCTATCGTTGCCTACAAGGATGCAGAGTGCATCTACTACGGGTCTGACTCAAGAGTCACTTTTGATAGTGGCCCTGTCTACGATACCAACAACAAGTGGAGAATGATGTCGGGCAGAACCTCCAAGACTCCTATCTTGGTGGGCTGTGCAGGTTCAGCAAGGCTAGATAATATAATAGTGTCAAGCGCTAAAAATTTCGAAAGCGCTGAGTCTATATTTGAAATAGCAGACCACATTAAGAAATCTATTGCTCTTGATGGCTGGAAGGAAGAGAAGGATGAAGGTGGTGAGCCACCGTCTTACTCAATAGATTTATTAGTAATATTTGAAAAAGGTTTATATCGAATCAGTTCTGATTTGTCAGTAACGGAGATACAAGACTTTCAATTTGTAGCAGTTGGTAGTGGTGAACCCTATTGCTTGGGTGCAGCCTATGGAAGCAAAAGCAAAAAGCCAAAAGAGATAATTAAGGTAGCATTAAGCGCAGCCATTAAATTTGATCCTAACTGCGGGGGTCGTTTATTTATAGGAACAATAGACCGATGAACAAGAAAGAAAAGAAAGACCCATACGAGGGTTTTATACCACCCACAATGCCCTGCAAAAATTGCGGGAGAGAAATGGAAATTAACGACCTCTCTAGAATGTTTCTAAAAGAAAGAGGGCCGTACAAGACTACTTATATGTATCGCTGTGATTGCTGCGCTTGGGAAACACAGATGCTTCCTCTGAGTGAATATCCAGAGATTGGCAAACCGCTGAAGGGAGTAAAGCGATAATGTCACAACTTCCTATTCCAAAACTAACCTACAAACATATTGTTAAAGACGATAAACATCAGATTATTGTTTATGATTCATATGGTTCTGTATTGGTATCTTATGCAGACAACACGCTACAGAAAGCCTATGATGGTGTTTGCGAATATGTAAAATTAAAAATAGAAGATTTGCTAAGAGATAACAATCCACCTTTTATGAGATTGAACCTAAAGCCCTGTGATAAAAAGGGAGATGGTAGATTGCCCATATTGCAAGAGCAATGGAGAGCAATGACATTGTCTGATTGGTTGAATGGGCATCTGGGTGTTATTACGCAGGCAGAGTTGGCAAGGATTAGGGGAGTTTCTAGACAAGCCGTTCATCAGTCAACCCAAAGAGGTGATACGGAAATCTTTGTATGGAAAGATGAAAAGTATGTTCCTTTTGATACGATTTTTGTAAGTCCAGAAGCAGTAGAACATTACGGCCAACCTATGGTTCTTTATTACGCAACGCATAAGGACAGAAAAAAACCCAGAAGGAGAAACAATGTCAAGCCAAAGAATGCTGAATAATCTTGCAACGATTGCTTCAAATTTAGACAACTATGATGGTGTCTTTGTTCTTACATTCAAAAGAAGCGAAGATGACGATTCTATATCTTTTATGGCTTCCGGAGACAATATTTCGTATTTAGAATCGGTTGGTCTTGGGAAGTTGTTTTCTAATTTTATAGAAATTGATGCTGTATCTAGAAAAATGGATCAAGATGGGGATGGCGAAGAAGATGATGATTAATCCGCACAGCAGCAAACTAGATCGTAATCAATTTGATGCGATTATTGAATACCTAGATCACGCTATAAACATATATCCTGATATAGAAAATAAACTAGAGAATGATGAAATAAAAGAATTACTTATCGTACAAGCGCATTTGTTTGTGATTATAAAAATGTTACTAATGCACTCTGATATAAAATATAGAAATAGAATTAAAGAAGAATACGAAAGTGCAAACAAGGAGATTCTATGAGTGAACCACAATCAACCGAAGTTTGGAAAGAAAAAAAAGAACAACCACCTAAAGGTGGATTTGGTGTGACGATGACCCCAGAGCAGTTTGAGGCCCTGTCCTATAAAATGAATTTTATTACAGAAGAAACAGCACGAAGAGAAGTTGCTGTGGCTAAATCTCTAGAGGAGTTAAAACAAATTGAAGCCGTTAGAACTTATGCCGCATTCGTGAAAGATATTACCACTAGCATACAAACATTAAGCACGCTTCCAAATACAGAAAAAGCCGTAGAAGAATTACTCAATTCTTTGCACAAGGTTACCGATACATTTAAACCCAACGGAGAATTAAACTTTGAGAGCAAAACCCTATCGCTACAAACTGACGAAAAAACAATTGCTACGCATAAGACAATTGGTTTACAAAATGAATATCATCCCCTACCACTCACCAAGGAAGAAAATGGCTGAAACAAGCGTAAATGCTTATAAAGCACAATTAGACAAAATGCGTAGAGATGCAAACGCAGAGGAATGGAATATCAATGGTTCTATCTTAAGTCGTTCAGATGTAATGTTTAAAGTCTGCGATTGGATTGCCAATGGTAATCAACTTAAATTGTTTTGTGGGCAAGCGGGTGCGCCCAGCGTTGGAACCATCTACAAATGGTTTAAAAACTATCCAGAATTTGAGAAAGACTTTCGTGCAGCCGAAGAAGCGTCTGGACACATACTGGCAGAAACTGCCTTGTCAGAAGTCATACATCTTTCGGAATCGGGTGATGTACCCGTTGTTAAACTTAGGTACGATGCTCTTACCCGCAGAGCCGCACAGATGAATCCAAGATTCCAAGATAAGCAAGTTTATAAACAGGAACAGGACATACAAAGCGTTTCTGACGAAGAACTTAAGAGGCGCAGGGAGGAACTATTTGCCAGAGTCAAAGATGAGTTAAGGCAAGAAGGTTGGGTTCCACCCGTAGGTGAGATTGATGTAAATGTTGACAGCATTGAAGTTAACGAAGAAAACAATGATTACCTACCCGATTCTGAGACAGATAACCCTAATGATAACAATACTTAAACAAAAAAGGAGTCCGAAGACTCCCTTTTCGTTGCTACTAAAAGGCTTATTCAGCCTTAGCGGTATAGCCATTGGTTTTATAAGCAGAACCCGTAGCGGATTTGCCCATATCAACATCGGCTTTAAAAGAAGCGAACTCGGGTCGAGCCGATTGGCCGCCACCTTCACCGTCAGAAGTTTCCTTCATCAAGGCTTCGGGGCTTGCACCTTCAACTACTTTGATGGTGTTTTTGCCAAACTCAACGGGGAGTCCTGCCATTTTCTTTTCAAGAGACATTTCGTACCTCGTATTTGGTTAAGAGTGCCACTCCATACCCAAGTAAATAATATCACGGGAGTTATATGAGTCAATGGTCTGAGTTAGAAAAGATTGAAATGGAACTTTCCAGAAGGGAAAGGGAGAGTAAGTTAAGAAATTTTAGGCCCTATCCAAAGCAATTAGAGTTTATGAACGACAAACACAAGGTTGTGGCTTTGTTTGGGGGTAATCAAAGCGGTAAAACTACAGTAGGATCAGCCTTTTGTGCCTATCACCTAACGGGTGAATACCCATCTTGGTACAAAGGAATCAAATTTGACCGCCCCGTAACCGTTTGGGTGGCGGGAGAGTCCTCAACTCGTGTCCGAGATACCCTACAAGAGAAGTTATTTGGCCCATTAGGTGAGTGGGGAACGGGTTTAATACCCAAACAGTCTATTATTGGAGACCCAATACGCAAAGGGGGCATACCACACGCCATTGATATCGCTAGAATTAAGCATAAATCAGGCGGAACGAGCATTATTCAGTTCTTTTCGTATGACCAAGGGCGAGAAAAGTTTCAAGGAAGTACCGTAGACCTCGTTTGGTGTGACGAGGAACCACCTGAAGACATCTACAAGGAAGCCAAAATGCGTACGATTGCTGCTTCTGGGTATGTTTTCCTCACTTTTACCCCTTTGAGGGGTATAACGCCTTTATGCGATGAAATGATAAGCAATAAAGACGGTATTTATGGGGTTCATTACCTGACTTGGGATGATGTTACACATTTGTCCGAAGTTGACAAGCAAATGCAGGTTGCCGGACTGGGGCCTCACGAGATAGAAAGCCGTAAGTATGGAAAACCAAGCATTGGCTCTGGTAAAATCTATCAATTTGACGAATCGGACTATATTGTTTCTGATTTTACCATTCATCCACGATGGAGAACCGTAGCGGGTCTTGATGTTGGTATATCTCACCCAACCTGTGCTGTAAAGTTGGTGATTGATGACGAGTCGGGCGTGGGTTATATCCATCAAGAATACAAAATGTCAGGCGAAACATCCATTTATCACGCTTATAAATTAAAAGATTGGCCTTGTCGATTTTCTATTGACCCCAATTCTCGTCAGCGTTCAATTGCAAGCGGAGATTCTCCCTATAAAATGTTTCAAGATATTATGGGCGATGATCGCTTGATGCCTGCTGACAATAGGGTAAACTATGGTATATCACTAATTAGGGCAAAGATTGCAACAGAACAACTTTACATATTTGAATCTTGTGTTGAAACCCTCAAGGAGATGCGATTATATCGCTTCAAAGAAAATGGTGACATACACAAGGTTGATGACGATTTGATGGATGCATTGCGATATTGCGTAACCGCTTGGGACAAAGCAGTATCACCACCTGATCTAAATCATAAGTATGAGATAAACTATGAATGGAAGCCAATTAATAAAAGAATCGGTTACTAGGAGATATAATGGGTCAAGAATTTGGAACTATAGAAGCAGGCAAACCAGTTAGTATAACTTCTGGATTAGCCAAACTAGTTCAAGATAAGTTTACTTGGTGCAGAAACTTACGCTTTTTGCAACAAGAAAAATGGCTGTCGGCTAAGATGGCCTTTGATGGTATTGATTACTATGGCGCTGAAGAGGATGCCAATCAATCAGGCATTTATTTAAACTTCACGCAGATGAAAACAATGGCGGCTTATTCTCAGATTATGTCTACGATGACTGGGCCGCAGGGTTACCCTTGGTATATTCAACCAACACCTGATCCCGAATTGGTTCGTTTAGGCTTTACCAACACTCAAGAAGCAGAAAAGAATCCAGCATTACCACCTGACCTTAAAGACAATATCTTAAAAGCAAACATTGCTTGCGATGGTATGCGAGTCAAAATTGCAGATAATTTAGAAGAAACCCATTGGGAAGAAAAGTTTGCCCGTGGAGTTTTAGATATGGTTATATTGGGAACTATGGTAGTAAAAGGGCCGTTTGCCGCACCGCCAGAACCCAAGAAATGGATGCTGGTAGACGAAGACGAATCAAATGTAATGGACAAAATAAAAGGCGCAATTGGTATGATTAGAGCCAAAAAACAAGTGTATAAACTTGTTGCACCTAACGAAGACCCAAGACCCGACTTTGAAATTGTTTCTCCCTTTGAATTTTATCCCGACCCGTCCGCTTTTTGTATTGAAGACTGTATGTGGGTTGTTCATCGAAGAGTATTAAACAAATCACAGTTAGTAGATTTAGCAAAGATAGATGGTTTTAAAGCAGATGAAATTGAAAAATGCTTAGACGCTTACCCCAAAGGTAATTGGACTGCTGAGACTTGGGAAAGCCGAGTCTATGCGCTTAATCAAAGGCAAACACCCTTGTCTCGTGGTGATCGATTTGTAGCGCTTGAGTATTGGGGTTATGTATCGGGTCGTGAGTTAGAACTTGCTGGTGTTGATATGCCAGATGGATATGATAAGCATAAACAATATATGGCTTGTATTTGGTCTATTGGTTCTTACTGTATTAAAATTGCCATTAGCCAATTGGAAAAACCATACATCCCGTTTATGGTATGTCCCTACGAAAAAGTCCTATACAACATCTGGGGTCGTGGTATTCCAGAAAAGATGCGTGACCCACAAGATATTGTGAACGCAGCGGCTCGTGCAATGGTAGACAATATGGGTATCGCTGCTGGGCCTCAAGTCATTTACGACACAAGCCGAATGATTAACGGATTTAAGTTTGAAGGCATCAAGCCTTGGGGCGTGTGGCCTCTTAAGACGCTTGAGGGATTAACGGCCCCGCCCGTTACCTTTGTACCTGTGCCTAGTATTTTGCAAGAATTAAAACTGTTGCAAGATAACTTTAAGATGTTCATTCAAGAAGTAACCTCAATGCCCGATATGACATCTGGATATTCAAATTCCGCAGCAGGTCAACACAACAGAACAGCATCGGGTATGAGTATGCTGTTTAATGCTGCAACAACATATACCAAAGGTGTTGTTTTCAATATCGATAACAACATTACTAAGCCAATGATCAGACGCATCTACGATTGGAATATGCAGTATTCTAGCGATATGATGATTAAGGGTGATTTCAACATTAGTGCTGGTGGTGTATCTAGGCTTATGCAAAATGAAAGCAAAGAAGGCTCTATGCAACAACTTGTTCAGTTGGTGCAAGACCCAGATTTCAAACCCTACATTAATAAGATTGCTATTCTTAAAGAATGGGTCAGGTTACACGGGTTTGACGATACGGATATGATCAATTCAGATCAACAAGCCGAGCAAATTAAACAAAATATGATGCAACAAGAGGCCCAGATGGAACACTTAAAGAATGTTCCCAGACTTCGTGCGGAGATGCCAAGGCCGGATGCTCTACTTGAAATGTTGCAAAATACGGAACCCACAAGTCCCGCATATCCTGCAATTTATGAGCAAGTCGCCTTGTCTCAGGATGCAATGACTCCGTCTATGAAATTGGCTTTAGATATCATTAAGGCTCAAACACTAGCAGCATCTCAACAACAATTACAATTGCCACAAGAGTTGCAAACTCAACAGCAATCAATGCCTGATGATTATCAAAGAGCAGGCGGGTTCCCAGAAACGATACCACAACAAGTTCCAAGCGCACCTCAGCAGGGTATGCCTATGCCACCTCAGATGCCACCACAAGGTATGCCATTGGAATAGTGTGATATATTAATAAGTATTGAAAGCAAACAACTTGAACATTAGAGAAAAACAATTAGAAGAAATTAAACCTGTAGTTAATAGCCCTTACTGGGCTAAGATACAGGATTTAATTGATTCTCTTATTTCCGAAAAAAGAGATTCTCTTGAAAGGGTTTCTACTTTTGAAGAAGTATTAAGACTTCGTGGAAACATTGAAGCCTTTAAGGAGATCAAAAATTTAGATGAAGCAATTAAATTATTTGATGAGAACACCAACCCACAATCCCGTGGGCGTGAGTCTCAATTATATATGAC